TACGTTGCTGACTTGAACCAGATTATATGGAGGATAATTCGATGTGGTTTCGTGGAGTTTAAACACACGATCGAAGTATTCGTCGAGACCAATACTGTTTCTATTTATACGGTCTAGCAGGGCAGGAAGATCCGATGCGGTATAACGCATGAGGTTTGTCATTTTTCTTAGCTCCTTTAAAAGCGAGTTTGTGTTGTGTGGACCCTTTCGGCATCCACTACTAATTATACAAGAAAGCATAAAAAAGGGAGTGTTGAACTCCCTACAAAATTATTCGGTTTCTTCTACTCTTTTTTTCTTAGATCCAATATTATATTTAGTCTCAAGAATCCAGTCCTGTTTATCCTTATAGGCAAGAACTTTAATTTGATTCAATGGAGCAATATCTTGAATCTTATCCAAATCAACAATAGAAATTAATCCCCAATCAGCAAGTAGTTGTGCAATACGATTACGTCTTTGAACATCGTTTTGCGTCAAATTTGCATGTTTCCCATCTAACGCAAATAACTCCTTAAAATGTACTAAAAAATATCTTCCTTGTTTGTGAAGAATATGGCACGATTGATAGATTTTTTTCTCTTTTCTGGATGCAACTCCAATACGTGTCAAAGTTTCACGTACTTTTAAAAAATCATCAGGTTCACTCAATACAACCTCAACCATTTGTTCAGGTGTCCACGTCACTTCAGATTCCCTAACAACACTCATTTTTTTCCTCCAGTATCAAATTTCGATTTAATAAAATTAAGTTGTTCTTTTGTTAGAATTTTCAAAGCTTGTTTTGCCTTTTCATTACCATAACCATAGTAACGTTTAACATAATCAAGATCTTTGACTTTATCTCGTCGGATCCAGTGATAAAATCTCTTCTTTTTCCTAACGATATTTATAAAAAAATCATATTGAAGTTTTTTAGGAAGAAAATGATACTTATTCATTTCATTAGAAAACATCAAAGTATCAATGTGACCAGAAAAACAACGATTAATAATATATGGAGGATATTCTTTTTCCACTGAAGGATCTTCATCAATCAAATGCTTTTTTGTTTGATTGATAGAATTTAACCAGTCTTTAAGTTCCATTACAAATCAAGAATAAAATTAAGTATATTGACTTCATCCTCACCATTGATTGGATAGTTAGTAATCAATAGTTCTGTTTTTACATTATCTTGAGTATTTTTATCTCCACGATGTACCATAGAGTACCTAAGTTTCCATTCTTCAATGTAGCAATCTTTATAAAGTTTTCTCAACCGTTCATTATCATTATAGGTAATCATAAACTTATGAGGACACTTATAAACATCTTCGGCAAATCGATCATGATCAAATGACTTATGCATCTGACGATCTTTACCATAAAGAAAGTCTTTAATGTCATATGGAGGGTCTAGGAATACAAAAGTATTTTCTGGTCCTTCAGCATTCATTACTTGAGAGTAATCAATATTGGTGATCTTCCAATTTTTAATCAATTCTGAAAACTGAGCAAGTTTATCTGCACCAACTAAAGAAAAATTAGAATTAGCAGCAGTGCGAGAAAAAGTACTGTTCTCTGTGAGACCAGAATAACTACACTTATTCATGATAAAGAAAGCAACTGCTTTCTGAAAATTATCGTATGTGTCTATTTCGTTGGCATATCTATCGAACAGGTCTTTAGCAAACTTGTCCTTTTTATCTTGAGTTCCACTCTCAAGCATCTTTTCTTTTTGCTCTCTGACACTTTCAGAAAGTTCTTGTCCACGATCCCTCAATTGTATCCAAAAGTTGTAGAGGGGCACATACAGGTCATTAATCCATACAGGAATATCCGGATTTGCTTTAGTCACATCAATAGCAATTGATCCACCACCAATAAATGGTTCACGATATTCAGTGATAATTTTAGGATACCATTGAGAAAGAGTCTTGATTGCCTTTGACTTTCCACCAGGATATCTAAGGGGAGTTTTAAGAGATTTCAGAGAATTCATAATCTTTAGGGTGATACTTCAAATATTCATGGAAGGTCATTTTCATTTCCTTCTCAGTCATACCACAATGTTTTGCGGCAGCAGGTAGAGTCATTTTAGCACGAAACAGTGCTTCATTTGCCTCTGCCACATTTTCTGGAGTAGTTTTCACTCGTGGTTCTACCAATTTAGTTTTATCAATATTCAGTAAACTCATTTCGCACCTCTAATGCTTCTGTAAGTGTATAAAAGAATTTATTGACACTTCCTGCCATCATACGGTATCCAGTGCCAACGTAAATTTGACCCAGCACTACCGAAACAGTAGCAACACCCCAAAAAATGTAATAGAACCTAGACTTAACCTGTGCTCTTAGTTTCATACCATCAAGTTCCTCATGAATATCTCTATGGTGAAATCTTAGAGATTTATTGATAAGTTTATTAATCCTTTTCTTCATATGAAGTTACACTCCACCATAGTAACTTGTGTTGTTCTGCCTTTAATCTCAGCATAATCAATAAGAAATTCATTACCATCAGCATCTAATACATACAACCAATCGTAATCTTTTGCAACTTTTCTATTACCTTTACCTTTACCTCCACTTTTTAAGGAAGCAATATAGTGTTTCTCTCTTCTGTAAGTTGTAGTTTTACATTGAACTTTTTTAACATCTCCTGTAGTAGGATTATAAGCTAGAAAGTCTACATCAGATTGAGCATCAGCGGTAAAACTAGCAGGAAGATATCCTAGTGTTGCCACTTTTGACATTCCTCTAGTCACACCCATCGTAACTTGTTGGGATAAATTTACACATTCCTTAAATATTCCCTTTGGAGAAAAATTAGTCATTTGAAGTTACACTCCACCATAAGTTCAGTTAGACAAGCAAGCATATTTATTTCTTGGTCTGCTACAAATGCCGCCTGATACTGATACTTAGCAAGCACAAGCACAGCAGCAGGAATGCTATTGTTTTCAAGGGATGAATAAAGAGCATCGTAAATACGACGCAACAATACAGTAGTATCATTGTCCAGGTTAGATACCACCCACTTCCGAACTTCGGGAAAGTTTTTTTCCTTGAGATTTTTGATAAGATCATTTACAGCAACGTCAGAAAAAGTAGCAAGAATACCAGAATCAATTCTCCCACTAACAGAATATCGTTGGCACTCATTAAGTACACGTCTCCAATCGGGAAAATGCTTATTGATTAATTCTACCAGGACCTTGTTATCATATTCAACACCCTCTGCAACCAAGACTTCTTGAAGTCGTTTGAAGAATTGTGCTGCAATACTTTGTCTTTCTTTTCCTTTAATGGAAAAGTCCACAACGGCACATCGTGAGTGGAGTGGTTCGATGATTTTGTTTTTGTAATTACAGGTGAAGATGAATCTGCAATTTCCAGCAAATTCCTCAATAAACGCCCGTAGGAGGAGTTGTACGTCGTTCCCTGTATTGTCTGCTTCGTCAATGATGACAACTTTGTGTTTAGCAGTTGACGCAAGTGATACGGTCGAAGCAAAGTTTTTCGCATTGTTTCTGACAGTATCGAGGAATCTACCTTCGTCGGATCCATTGATGACATATACATCTACTCCAAGTTCGTTACAAAGTGCCTTAGCAACTGTGGTCTTTCCAATACCGGGAGGACCAGCAAGAAGCATATTGGGAATCTCACCTCTCTTCAAAAACTCACGAAACATTTCTTTCGTGGCATCTGGAAGAATACATTCTTCGATAGTTTTAGGTCGATAACGTTCTACCCAAATAAAATCACTCATAATAAATTACTCGCCAATAGTGTGAATCACTGGTTTCTCATGTGCCAGTATACGATACAAGTCTGCGTTTTGTCCAGCAGAAACTGGGACAAATTCCTTCTCTGGGTCAAACTCATCATCACGAATTGCCTGGTTGATGACAATAGAACCATCTTCACCAGAAGTGCTACGATGATAAGTACCAATCGGAACTACAAGAGCACCAGAAGAACGATTGAGATGAACAATATGATAGGGATATTTCCACTCAGGATTCACAAGTTCAAATGTTCTCATACCAGATAAAACACGATTATGATCTACCTGATGATAGTGAATGTAAAACTGTTTTGCACCAATAACATCATTTGGGGGTGAGGTGGCGGGTCCAGTATGGACAACCAGGTCAGATGCATTGGAGTTTTCTACTGAAATATCATAAAAGATGACAGAATCAGTTTCACGAAATACTCTATGTTTTTTAAAATTAACTTCACTCATAACTATTCGATTGGTCGAATAAACTCTTGACTAACAATATCACGAGATTTCAGTTCTCGCTTCATCCATTTTACACCCTTTTGAGGATCTGTGTGATCCCCGCAGGTGAAGATATCACATACTGCCATACCCAACTCAGGCCAAGTGTGAATGCTGATATGAGATTCAGCAAGCATTGCAACACAAGTTACACCTTGAGGTTGAAACTTGTGAGAGTTCAAAGCAAGCAGAGTAGAGTTGCATTCTTTAGATGCCATATAAACAGTATCTCTGATCCACCCTTCATCATCAAGAAGTTCAGAGGGACATTCTTTAAGAGTGAATAAAATATGTCTCATCAATTAAAATTAGAATCTGGTTCCAAAGCAATATAATATGTAAGATTATATTTACTATTAGTAAATTGAGACAGAAGTTTAGAGGATACTATTACATCATAAGGACCAGGAATGATCTTGATGTTTTCAACTTTAAAGTTGAAAGTAAACTCTTTATCAGTCTCACCAACTACAATAGCATACTCATTAGAGGTATCATTTTTCTTATCACGGACAACCAGTTTAATAACACCTGCCTCACCAATAGCAGAAAGATCAGGAAGTTGATAAACTGCTGCTGCCTTCAAAAGTTTTTCGAGAGTTACACTGTCCATCTGAAAACAAATGTCTTTAGATGGTAGATTAATCTCTTTTTCTGGTGGAGCAATGATTACGTTTGGGTCAGCAAAGAAATACTTTACTCGACGTTTGCCCTCTTTGATACTCAAATAACTATCTTGCTGAAAGTCAAGATCAGGATC